GCTCCGCTTGCAGGGCAGGTACTTTAATCGAGATCACTGATACTCCCATCTTGATTCCCCCTTACCGCGGCATCGCATAGACGATATAGACAGTAGCCTTGCCTTTAGTGCTTGCAGGGTTTCCTGCTCCCACTGTAGCCTTAATTGTTGTACTTGTCGCATAAATATGCCCCTTTGCCCCTGCCGCAGATGTTCCACTGGACCGAGAAATACCTACACTTGTGGGAGTAATATCACTAGAAGCAAGAAAACGATCTGGATCGCTGTCTCCAATATCCAGCGTTGCCCCTGTCCCGTTAAAAGCCTCTGTTACATTACAAATCACATCTAGCACCAGTGACCCGGCGGGAATGGTGGCAATGTCCTGCGATGTCCCACCGCCAAAGGTAACGACACCGCTATCTACATGAACGCAAGAACTGATCTCTTCAGGAGTTATATCCTTTCCATTTTGAAACATCGGACAACCTTCACGCATTTTCGGCATTTTCGCCTCTCCTCTCAATAAATAAAGGTATCAGCGGGGTGCCGCCTAAAGGCAGAACACCCCACCTCTTTTTTTAGTGTTCAGTAATGCCAGTTAGCACAACCAACCCACGCGGTTTGGAGCAGCCCAGATCAGCATATTTATACAGTGCTGCCTCATACGCAGGTGTGTTGGAAATCCGGTGCAAGATCGCTCCATCTCTCTCAAACCAATTCCAATCAGCCAGCTCGTACAGTTTAAAGTCTTTAGAATCAATCAGGTACATGGTCCCTTCAGGGCAATACTGATCTGGCATAAGAGGAATAGACTTTTCGCCGCCAGCATACTCCAATGCGGTCCAACCACCCTTCAAATTAAGGGTGTTGACCTGCCGCTTCTGTGACTGCATCATGTACTGATATGCCCGGCGTACACCGAAGCTACAGCAGATAATGTCGGTTACGGAACCGGCTTTCCTTCTTGCTGTGTCCATACCTTTTTGGATCACAAGCTCATTAATTTCCCCGTCAACGGCGATTTTCTGGCAGTTCAGCCATTTGTGGCTTGACCGGTTTAATCCATAGAGGGTAGGTGCGTTGACTATTGCATCTAATCCGGTCATTTCTTCGTTGTAAGAGTTTTGCACAGTGATGAAGTCATTTTCAGCAATGTTAGTATCCTTTACACTGAGAGTAATCTTGCTCTCTACATCATCAACAATAGTTACTTCAACAGGGTTAGTATTACGTTTTGTAGAGCCAGTTGAATTGTAAATGTCAATCAACATACCCTCTGCAAAGACATCGATCCCGAAAAGGCCGTTAACAGGTGCAATGGTCAGTACAGATACATCCCCGGTATTATCCACACTGGTAACTGTAGCTATTTTGCCTGAACCGTCACCGAAAACCTGGCGTGCATAGTTCTCTTTTACATCGGTCAAGCAATCATCCATCTCGGTTTTGAGCATGTTAGCATAAGCACCAAGATCGGATTTAGATGCCTCAATAACTTTGTTGCTGATCTTAATGCGTCCGTAAATATCCTTTGTTTCCCAAACACCATGCTCGGTTTTCCGGCTATTGGCTTCCGGCAGGGTATTTCCCGCACCGTAGCCGCCATTGCGACCATACCGGAAGGGCATATCAATATTCTTACCTACAACAGATGTGCTATTTCTCTCTATCTGTGCCAAAAGGCCAGAGCTTCTTTCGTTAAGCTGGTATCTCCAAGGTTCCAAAAAATAAGTTTTTAACGCTTTATCGGCTGCTGTAATATCCAAAATTCCTGGCATTGTTTATCCTCTCCTTGAAACGTATTAACTACTGCCATGCGCCTTCAACATCGCCTCCACAGCCTCATCAAAGGTCTTCGGCTTACTAGGAGGCGTTACTGTAGGGGCTGCTCCAGGTTGTCCAGCTATGGTTGCCGGTGCCTGGTTGTTTGTTTGCACCCCTTGCAGGTATTCAGTAATAATCTCCTGTCTTACGGCATCCTTGATCTTTTGTCGTATATTCGGTTGCTGCAAAAAGGTTGCTGGATCTGACTGTGTTGTCTGCTTCGCTTTCTCCGCTTGTGCAAGTTGAAAGGCCACTTGCACTCCTACTTGCGGAAAGTTCAGCAATTCAGGATGCTCTTTGAGCATGATCTGTTCAATCCTGGGTCCTAGTTCATCTACTGCTTGTCTGCCATGCTGCTGAATGAGTTTGGTAAAGCCTTGCACAAACTGCTGCTGTGTTTCTTGTTGCCTTCGATACTGTTCTTTTTGCTGCTGAATCATGTGTTCTCGCTGCTGCTTAATTAGCTGCTCCTGCTGCCATTTAGCTACCTTTGCTAATGCTTTTGCCGGATCATCAAGATAAAGTTCGTTTACTTCTTCTTGCAGATCTTCCGGCAGATTTTCGGGGATTTGCGGTGTAAACATTTCCGGTGGCTCAAGCTCCAGTTCGGGTTCTTCGGATTGCTGGTTCTGCTGCATCATTTGAGCAAACATCCCCATCATCTGCTGCTGTTGTTGTTGTAGTTCAAGGATCTGCCGCATCGGATCTGGCTGCTGTTCTGTCTGTGTCGTAGTGGTTTGTTGGCCTGGCTCAACGGTTTGCTGCGATGCAGATTCTGTAATACTTTGTTCTGTTTCGGTTCCCTGCGCTGGCGGAGGTTCTTGCCCCGTCTGCGCTGGTTGTTGTTCTGCCCCTAAGATAGAGGCTAAAATACCTTCTAAACTTTGTTCAGGTTGCGGTTCCCCTTGAGATTCGCCTTGCGACACCCCTACAGGCTCCGTTCCCGGTTCTTGCGCTGTTTCCGCAAAGATTTGAAGATCAAAAACATCCTCTCCACTGATTGGCATAAATTTATACCTCCTGGCCGGTTTGTTCCGGCGTATTTTGTCTTGCAGCCATCGCCTGTTGCATAATAGCCATTTGCTGCTGCATAGCCATCCGTTGCAACCGTTCCAAATGCATCATGGTATGCAATTTGAATATCTGCTCTGCTTGTCCACCTGTTTTAGCGTTCAATTGGTCAAAATCGCCGGTAAGCCTAAATCGGTTATGACGGCTAATATGAAGAGTGTCATCGTCTATGTCTTTAATTGGGGGTAACTGCCCCTCAGTCATTAGCTTGTTTTCCTTTTCTGCCCTGGAAATTTGAAGTTGCTCCACATCGTCCCAAAATTCCCAGTCACCAAATTGGAGAAGCTCAAAGACTTTAACCTGCCCTTCTTTAGTCAATCGTCCTGTCTCCGGATCATTGAACAGTCCGGCCGCTAACAGATCGAAAACCATCTGTTTGCGTTGTGCTGGGGTCTCTGCAACAAGCGATGAAGTTTCAACAACCACATCATCGCTACGGATGTCACTCGCGCTCCATTCAAGCAGTTCAACTTCTAAGTCTTTGCCTACAGTTCGTAACAGTCGCGGCTCTTTAGCCTTTTGCTTATAAAGGCGCAACCATTGTTTGCCGCATTTGATTAAGCCTGTTTCGTAGTTCTCAACAGTGTGAGAAAGCCTGGTATCATCCTGCTGGATAGCAATATCCATCGCTATCCCGCTCTTAACTCCTGGTGGTGCTTTGCTGTGACGGGTGATTTCCGATACGCCAGAAATGATGGTAAACATATTCAAAAGTTCAGCTTCTTCGGTGTTAAATGCTGTGGGTAATTGCGGATTCTGCATATAATGAGGTGCTTCAGCACCTTGTCTTTTCACAAAGATATAACCTGGTGCTGCTCCATTGGCTTCAACATCGTCGAGATCAACAGAGCCTTCTTCAACAACTAACTGGCCAATAGCGCACCTGTTCAAATACTCTGCTTTACGGTTGCGAAGGGCATTGTATCTGCGCTGAACAGGAATAAGCCTTTCGATGATCGTTCTTCCCCAAAAGCAACCTGGCCGCTTAATGCAATCGAATTTCACAAAGGGAAGATCAGGTTCGCCGTCAACGCCAACCTTAAAAGGTAGATCGCTGACATGAAGCAGTTTCCCATTAGAGATAACAATCAGTCTGCCGTTTGGGTATCTCAAGGTAGGACGTTCCCAGTATTCGATAACGCGGGCATAACCTTCTAATTGCCCGGTAGAACTATGGAAGTAAGAAGAACCGTAACCTAATCCGGCACTGCCCCATGAGGCAACTGTGCTTCCCATCGCATCTACAGGCTCCGGCTCTATTTGTATGCCCCAAATTTCGTAAATCATATCAACCGGATAGGCTTTCGCGTGGATGATACTCCTGCAGTCCTCTATGGTCAGGTTCCTGCAGGAATCAGGATAAATCTCAAAAGGAGGAACTAGAATCGGATTAATGTCTCCTTCGTAAAGAGGTATTCTAGTTTCGGCTATTGTGCCTTGATCTGTAATTTCTACTTGTGTATCTTCTGCGATCTCTTCTTTTTCGATCTGATCTGCTGTAAGTTTTCCTGTTGCGCTTAAATCATCTGTGTTGAACCTATATTGTTCTTCGATTGGTTTTTGTTCTTCAGGCCGCTCTCTGGTCTCTACGCCAATATCTATCTCTCCAACCCGCTTGCCCAGTTTCGGGTCCCAAATATTTTTAATAAAAACAGAACCGCAGCTTTCTAGCCATTGGAACAGTGTTTGCTTCTGCTCTGACGGAAAACGCTCATTTGCAGTGTATTCAAGCAACCTAGTGCAGACTTTTGCGCTTGAAATGTCTGTCGCTTCGCTGGTCGCAGGTCTGGTTTTGAGTTTCGGTTGCATCCTGGAAAAGCGTGCTACTCTAGTCTCAATAATGGGAGCAATATGGTTAAACGCTTCCCGCTCCTGCCACCAATACATTTTGGGGATCTCGTCTAAATCCATGAGCCCTTCATTTATATCAACGAACTGCTGTCCATCCAGAAAGGCAAGGTTCAGCCGCCACTGCAATTCGTATGGCCGCCGCTCTGTTTCGCGCCGTGTAAATTCCTGCTCTACAAAGGAAATAAGATCTTCTTTGTAACCAAACTTGCTTGGCGAAAGCTTGGTTACTACACGGCCAATACCTTCTTTTACAGCAGATTTCAGGGAATCGAACATTTCCAGCCCCCCACAAACAAAAACAGGAAGCCTCAGCGCGCTTTGCGCCGAAACTTCCTGTCGGGTTTTCCTCGTCCAGGAAACTAAATATTACATTTTACCACTTATATCATAACATATTGGAATGATAATAGCAATATTTTATTTTTCTTCTGTTAGTTTTATATCCTTCTTGATCTCTGTCGCCATTACCGGCTTACATCGCTTAACCTGCACAAAAAAGGACCCCCACTCGATCTGCCTTATCAGCTCGATAAGTTTATATTCTTCGCTAGACAGTTTCATGCGCTTTTCTGAATGCTCTTTATCTGAAGGTCCCTGCATAACTAACCGCTCCTATAAAGGTTTTTTCGCTTTTTCTAGGTTCTTTTTAATCCCATTTCTGCCCTTCGGCGGCGTTCCATCTGCTGCTTTGTATTCTATATAGTCTTTTGCCATAATTCGATTATAGAGATCTTGTCGCTCTTTATAATGAAGATATTCTTGTAATAAGATGATAACGACAAACGCAACAGCCACACAAATAACTGTTAAGTTCATGACTGTTCATCCTTCTTTTGTTGTTCTTCTTTTTTTATCTTGTCCCGCATTACATTTTTCCATATGCTTACGCAATTCGCTGGCTTTAAATGGTTTGTTACAATAAGGGCAAATAGCGGTATCTCTGTTATGAGATTTACTTTCATCGTTCTTATCGGACTGCTCGGTTTGGTTGGTATCTAACTGATCAGTCGGGTTGGCAGTTAATAAATCAGCTTCTTCTCTTGTATCAGTCAGCTTGGTTGGTAGCTTCATTTTTTTTGCCAGCATGGGTCCTAGTTCCAGGTGTTCAATAATAGCATCTAACAGGGATTGCATATGATATTCACAGATACCAAAAAAGAGACTTGGAGCACTTCCTTCAGCAGCAATAGTGTATTTCTTCGGATTGCTGCAAAGCGCCATATCACACTGCTCTTTGAACGGATACGGGAAAATAACGGTTTTAGGCGGATTTTTAGACATTTCTACCCCTCCTATTCTGTGAATTAAACACGGCTTGTACCTTCTACGCCTCTTCGCTCTCTGTTCATAGTACGCTCATCAACATCCTCAATCATATACTCCAATCTAAAACTTTTTATTCGTAAAATATTTC